AATACAACGAACACCAGAACCAGAATTAAAATAACCGGTACCACCTGGACATGGTCTAAATGTTACACCTTCACGTAACATAACATCATCTCTATTAGCATTAGCTGAATCTTCTGGAGTTTTTACGTGTGGCCACCATCTACAACCCTCACAATAATTATCTTGTGGTAAGTAGGGTGTATAATATGGAACCGACATATCATGCCATAAATATTTACCCAAGTCGTTACCCTGTGGACCAACTTTCTGAATCTTAATCGAATCAATATCATCATTCCAGTTATTATCGTTCCATTTTCTGCGCCAATTCAAGGAGTTTTGATATCCTTTTAGGTACCTACCCTCATATCCATAATTTGGATGTCTCCATGCTGTAATTAGACAACCATTATCCGCATTTACCTCATATGAAGTTATCGTGTTTCTTTTAATTTCGGTAGTATCTAAATTAGGGACGCTACTTGTGAATTTCCGTGCTTTACCTTCCCTATTATGACTTTGCCATACGGTTACTTCGCAGGGCATTCTTATCTTTACCACAGAAAAATGTTCCTGAGGTAAAATTAAGGTTGTCATCTATCGATTATCATTTACACAGTCTTCAAAAATTCCAAAAGTTCTGACTTCTTCTTGTCATTTGCTAATACAAGCGCCTTCTTCGCCTTTTCTTCATCATTAGATTGCTTTTTTACCATACCGTAAACAATGAATGGATTTATTTCTTCTGAATTTTCAACATACATGATAGCTTCGGTCTTCGCATCTTCTAATTTTTCAATTTGTCTCATTCGCATAATGTTCCAACCTATCACCGCGAGTATAGCGGCGATCAAAATAACCTGATTAAGTTTCATCTTCCTGAGACTGAGTTTCATTTGTAATATGAAAATATTTTTTTCTCAGTCCATTATAATAAATCATGGGTGGTGGTGGTTCACAGACAATCAATCAAAGTTTCAATATGTCAGCCATCAATAAGAGTATCTATGAACAAGTTACAAAAAATAAAGCGTCGGCTGCTGCATCGGGTGCAGTTGTTCAGAATTTAGAAGTTGTCATGAGAAACGTACGTGGATGTAGTTCTTCGTTTGGTCAAAAAGTTGACTCAACTGTAACCGCTACGTCAACTTTAATGGCGGAAGTTCAAACTGAAATTAAAAATGCAATCACAAATGAAATGCAGGCTTCAGTCCAAGCACAAATTGAAAAGGCTACCCAAGCTGGTAACTTTCAATTTGGTGATAAACAAAATGTGAACCAAGAAGTTACTATGGAAATTGAAAATATTATTGAAAACTCGATTGAAACTGTAAATGAAAATGAGTCAAAAGCTGAAAGTGTTGTCGTTCAAGGAGGACGACTCATTATCGATGGTTACGATTGCCGAGAAGGTGGTGACATCAACTGGAATCAGGATGTGCATGCTCAAGTGCTTGCAACTGCTCTTACAAGTACTCTCAGTAAATCGATTTCTGACAGTGTCGTATTGAACAAACTTTCAGCGGCTGCGTCTGGCTCTGCTAAAACTGAGAATAAAGGTATAGCTGATATATTTGGTGCTCTTTTTGCGGGTATGTTTGGTCCAGGTATCGCATCTTCTGTGTGTATTTGTCTTATCATACTTCTTCCAGTTATTATGGGTGCTATAAAACCAAAGGGGGGTGGTGGGGGTAACTACGGTGGGGGTAACTACTAATTTAAAGACATAAAGACCCGTTTAATTAATGATTCTGAGTATCGATGTTGGTATTCGGAACTTAGCTATGTGCTTACTCAATGAAACCTCTAACCTTGTTGAACAGTGGGATGTCTCAGGTGTTCCACCTGAACACAAAGATGGTATCTATGTTTCCTTGAGAAATCACCTTGACGAAAGACCTTGGGTCCTTACCGCGAAGACAATTCTGATTGAGAAACAACCGGATCGAAATAAGAAAATGGTTTCCGTTATGCACTTCCTTTATGCGTACTTTATCATTAAATGTCCTCGTGCGGAAACTATTTTATACGATGCGCGTCATAAAATTCCAGATGTTGCTGGACCTGGGAAATCGCAATATAATAAAAGAAAGAAGGTTTCCATAGAGAGGTGTGAAGAATTCATCCGAAGTGATTCGGTAAATGCACATTGGTTGGATACATTTCTAAAGTCTAAGAAAAAGGACGACTTGGCAGACACGGTTATGCAAGCTCTCAGTTTTGTGAACAGAGTAGAAGTCAAATCAACTACAAAACCGAAGAAGTCTACAAAGTTAGTACCTCGCAAACCTAATGAAAACCAGAAGAGAACAAAATATTCAAAATCAAACTTGGCGTGGTTATATCTGAATAAAGTTGAATGTGAAGTCCTTGAGAATAACAAGAGGTTTATGAAGGATCTCAAAAGATATTACAAGGACATCGGAGACTTAGTGAATGATATCACCTAAGTTGGGAGATACATACTCTAAATCTAAATCTAAAAATGCAATCTGTCGTACGTATTAATGAGTTATTAACTCGTCACCTATATGACGCATTTGACTGGGATACATTTTCGAATAATTCTGAAACACAACACGAAGAAAAAATATACAGTCGTGTTGTGGCTGGTGTAATCAGATCTATGGGTGGTCGTATAGGCTCATTTGCTTCTTCGCAACAATCCAAAGATATTCGAGACGTTATATTTCCGTCAACCACGCGACCTATTACATATGAATGTAAAAAGTCTAGCACCGCTAACACTTTCAAGTTGAATGATACCGTACCCAGTGAAAATGACAACTATTATTATATCTTTATCGATACAAAGAAGAAGAAAATATCAATCAAACACTGTAGTGAACTTATAAAAAATAAAAATGCGTCTAATTGGAATAAATGTCATGTAGAAGAATTAAATTTACTATATGACAATACACTGAAAACAATTCAAGATGCTGTGAACGATGGTAGAATCTCGTACTACGATTATGGTGAGATTTTCAAAAAGACTGTTATTTTTCCAAATGGTCTTAAATCACTTAAATCACGACCACGACCTAACTGGACGTTCACGAATAAGGAAAATTGAGACACTTCACAATGTCTGTGACTAGTTTTGGGGGGATTGAGTTACCTATTTGAACAATTTGTTCTTTATGACTTCCAGATAACTTATAATCTGAGGGGAAACCCTGTATCTGTTGTAATTCACATATAGTATATGGTCTCAAATAATAGTCATCACCCGTTTTTAACGCAACGTATAATCTCGGTTGATGGTCATATGTACATATGATAGTTTTACTCGGCTTTGTAATATCTACAATTTCACAATGAATGGGAGATATTCTTTTACCAAATGAGAACTGATACTCACTAACACGCTTATCTTTCCAAACAACACCTCTCGCTTTTTCATGTAACGAAAGATATGGATGAACTTTTCCACTCGGTTCACCCTCCCCAAGTAATATACTTTCTTCGGCTACACCAGCTTCTTCGATAAGTTCTTTGGGAACTTTCACGGCGCCTTCCATGTCAAATGTAAGAATGTTTTTTAGATTTACTTCTTCATTGGAAGTTTCTGGAAAATCAAATGTAAAATCTTTGTCCAGTGACCCAACAATAAAAAGACGCTCTCTCTTTTGTGGAACACCATGCTCATGAGCTTTTAAAACTTTATAATGACAAGTATATCCCACATCGCTAAAAGCCTTCACAATGATATCTATAAAATTTTCACCATTGGATGTTTTACGCGTGAGTAAACCCTTTACATTTTCACCAATTATATACCTGGGTTTGATTATCTTCGCAGCTCTCACAAACTGTAGATATAATTGACCTCTCATATCATCTGGATTTTTCTTACCAGCATTTGAGAAACTCTGACAGGGAAAACCACCAAAAATGATATCAATTTTACCAGATAATTTTTCAAATTCTTCATCTGATATCTTATTTATATCACCACCAATCAACTTTGAATTATTAAAATTTAATTCATGTGTTTCTTGAAATTTAGTTTTTAATTCAGAGTACGCTATCACATCAATACCGGCATTCGTCATACCAAGTGTATCACCACCACAACCAGAGAACAAAGATAACGCTGTGGGTGTATACATAATAGTTTTGTGTTTTACTCTTTTAAACTCATTAACAAACATTACAGTCTACCTGATTAAAGATTTGGGGGGAACGTAAAACATAATACTATGCAAAAAGATGTCTTGGACCATGGATTTGTACGATTGGTTGATCACATGCCGAGAGAGAATTTGGACACGTCAATCGTACAAGCTGCAAGAGTCAGCTACGGAGACGGGACAAAGAGTTCCCGAGGAGACCGTGGACTCCTCCGATACCTGCTTCGTCATTGGCACACAACCCCTTTTGAAATGGTGGAATTCAAGTTCCACATCAAAATGCCCCTCTACATCGCAAGACAACACTTTCGACATAGAACAGCCTCCGTTAATGAACTCTCCGCCCGATATTCAGTCGTACCGAAACAGTACTACAACCCAGGGATTTTACGAGGTCAATCTCAAGTGAATAATCAAGGCTCTGAGGGTGTCGTTGAAATTGATGAAGAAAAAACAAGAAAAATTGATGAACACTTAGAATATTCTTTTGATTTATACGAGAACCTTCTTGAACAGGGGGTTTGTCGAGAGCAGGCGCGTGGTAATCTTCCACAATGTACATATACCGAATTTTATTGGAAGATTAACCTTCATAATCTAATGCACTATCTTCATCTCCGTATGGATCATCACGCACAGAAGGAGATTCGTGACTATGCGAATGCTATTTATGACTTAGTCGAACCCCTCGTACCTATCACGATGGAAGCATTCAAGGACTTCCGCGTGAATGCGATGCATCTCACAGGACCAGAAATTGAAGCTCTTGCAACTGGCAAAGAGATTGAATCGCCAGGAGAAAGACGTGAGTTTGAGGAGAAACTCAGGCGATTGAACTTAAAAAATAAATGTCCTTAGAATGTAACAAACAAAAATGTTTTCAATTACAACCTCTACTACATTTGCGGCAAATACTAAGCGTTTCAAGAAGTTTGGCAAAAAGATGAAGAAGCGTACAGGAGATGACGTGACTAAGATCCGAGAAAAGCTTTCGGATATTAGTCGCGATGAACAACGACGTGTTAAGGAGATCTTCAAGGAGCACCAAGATTTCTTCAAGGGTTCCACTAATAAGGAAGAAGTCGCTATTGATTTTTTCGAGAACTAAATGCAAACCATAAAGTACATAGCACAAAAGCAAACGCCAATGGTGTATCATCAAATTGATGCGCCATAAGCGCACTCACAATACTATACTGAACCATGCGTATTTCTTGTCTCGTTTTAGACATAGACCTCTTCATGGCTGCTTTGGATTTCTCCAGTCCCAAAACAGCTGTACTTATGTTTCGTATCTTCGCAGGCATTTCGGCAGTCTTCATGATAGCGTCTTGTATATCCACAGATTCAATAAACTGTTGCTTGATCATGGGTTCAAGATAGTTAAAGTAGTTGAAATCTGGATCCAATTTTAGACATATTCCCTCTATGAGAGAAAATGATTTTGCTAAATATATAAAACTTGAAGGTACAACAAATGGCTTTTCAGCTGCAAGTTGTAATGCTACATCGTCGTTTATAAAATTTGAACCATCGAGGGTTTCCAAATAACTCAAAACTGTTTCAAAAAAGAGTTCTATATCAGAAAGATCCGATGTCATCGGGACAATAACTTTGAGAGCCACAAGAACTTCAACAATTCCCTTTGTATCTTTATCGATTATACATTTGAAAATTTCTTTGAACCCATTACGAAGTTCCTCCGATAAGTTCACGATGAGTCCAAAGTCATAAAATACTAACTTACCTTTTGGTGAAAATCCCAAATTACCCGGATGTGGATCTCCGTGAAAGAAGCCTTTGTCCATAGTTTGAATGACATAAGAATTGATAAGTGCTTCACATATCTTCTTCTTGTTTATGTTTGGATCAGTTAATTCCGTAAGTTTTTCAGATTCCACATACTCCATAACAATTGTATCATCTGTACAAAGTTCTGTATACACTTTAGGAACTTTAATCCATTTGACATCTTTCATATTTTTTTTGAATCTCACAGCATTGCTAATTTCCTGTGCATAATTCGCCTCACCCAAAAGATACTCAATGGATTCATTTAAAACGTATTCAGAACTGTTACCGGTGTCAACGCCAATCTTTTCCAATATACGAACAATTTCCCTAACATTGTCTGTGTCATTCTTCATGATATTGTAGATGTCGGGACGCTTAACTTTTACGATAACATCCTTTCCATTTTTCAGTGTTGCACGATGTACTTGTCCAATACTCGCAGACTTGAAAGGCGTTTTTTCAAAGTTTTCGAATATATCTATATTTACAATGTCTTGTACAATGTCGTAGTCCACGGGAGGAACATTATCTTGTAAAGATTCCAATTGCTTTGTAAATTCGGGTGGATATAGATCCGCTCTCGTTGAAACGATCTGTCCTAATTTTACAAAAGTGGGTCCAAGATCGAGAAGTTGGTTTCTTGTCCATTCACCGAGTTCGGCTTTGTTTTGTACAAATGTGTTTTTCCACAGAAACTTGGCAGCAAACTTCCAGGTTTTAGCCTTTTGATTTGTTACCACCCTAACGGGTCTATGGTTCGCGACACATAGCATCCTACTGTACACCCAGTTTTTATTTTTTAAGTTTTTAAAAATATCTTAGGTTATTATAAATGAAAATGTTATCGAACTTTCTTGGTCCAGTGTCCAGACGAACAGAAGCTGTGTTTAAGTCGCAACCCATACTATTTACACTTCTCATCTTGTATCAAGGTCTCTTCTCTGGTAACGCCATTAAGATTCCAAAGAACTTGAAGTCCCTCTTCAACAATAAAATTTTCCGTTTTATTTCCATCATGCTAATTGCATTTAGTGCCACACAAGATATCGAGTACGCCCTCATATCTACAACAATCTTCCTTACTTTGATGTATGCCATTAAAACTCCAGAAGAGCGTAAGGAGGGTTTCATTTAAAAAATGTGGGTTTACAATAGAATGAAGATTCATATCATTGGAGCTGGACCATCTGGGATGTCTCTCGCGTGGGAAATACTTAGATCTGGCAATCACGATATCACGATTTATGACAGAAAAACATCGGCGGGTGGTTCTTGGTGGGAACCCGAAGGTGATTTAAGAGATCTTCACGCACACAGAATTGTCTTCGACAAGGCTTTTGTAAATACTCATCAGTTATTTAGTGAGATGAATATTAATTGGAACGACATTTTTGAACCCGTGGATAAAGATCTTTATACTTTTATGCGTCGCTCACTACGTATCAAGGATTATGGTGCTCTAACATCCCTCGCTTTCAGAGTTCTTACCAAACCTGAAAATTATAAGGGGGTATCTCTAAAAGATGCCCTCGGGGATATCACAGAAGGCGGACAAGCTATACTTGAACACTTACCACTCATTATGGATGGTGTCACATGGAACACCATGTCAGCATATGAGTTTGTAAAGAGCTTTGACCACGTCGCATTTTCCAAGCAGTGTACCCAAAAGGTTTCTGGTAAAGTGATGTGTGACGCCATGCAAGAGGCGCTCGAAGAAGCGGGTGTGGAATTTCAATTTGAAAAGGAACTCAAGGGAGTTGAATATTATGAAAAGGGGTATCGAGCAGAATTTGTTGACGAAACAGTCATTGACGATGGGATGCTTTTCTTATGTTTAGACAATAGTCCAGCTCTCAAGTTCTTGGGAGACAATTGGGGATTAGACGTGGAAAAGAAGGTAAGAGATAGTACATATGGATGTATAAATGTTCTTTTAGACTTTGACGAACCTGTAACTCTTGGAGACGATCTTGAAATTGCAGCTTCTACAAAATTAAATCTTCAACCCGTTGTTCTTGCAGATGGTAATACTATTTCGTGTGTTATATGCGACCTCACCGAAGATATACTTACGTGTCCACCGGATGAACTCAGAAGTAAAGTACTCGAGGAGTTGGATGTACCTCTTCCCAAACAGATACGATTTGGTTGGGGAGCGATATGGGATGGTGAACGTTGGCAATTCTCACAGTCTTCCGGGGTTCTCAGTCTCTACGGTCAACTTCCATTTTTTGGAAAATGTCCAAGCGTTGCTATGTGTGGTATGATGTCTCCAAGAAATACACCATACTCAAGTATAGAAGCGGCAATAGAGGTATCTCGTGCACTTAGTCACACCTGTTTTGGAACACGTGAACCCCTTCAACCACTTCTACTTACTCAAGTCATATCAGTGACACTTTTAGTGCTTATAGTTTTAATTCTAATTTATCGTAATAGAAACCAATGAAGTTTCTAGCCAAAGTATATCAACCCATGTATGACCATAACGAGAAAAAGTATATTCGTTTGGTCATACCTGAAAAGTGTGCGGAGATTGCCCAAAGAATGCACACAAATAAGCGAAATATGATTGTAAACGAGAGAATCGATAATCCTTTGGATGGTAAAGTATTAACCGTAAAAGTTCCATTTCGTTATCGACGAGTCATGTGTGAAGTTCGTGGTCAACCAATTCAATCCTTACTCGTAGACGACGAAGTTGAAGTTGAAGTTGACTTTATGGGTGTTTGGAATGTAGGTGACTACAGTGGATATTCTTGGAAGCTTGTGTCTATTAAAAGTTAAAGTCCTTATATTTTAAATGCTCACACGAACGGGTTATCTCGTGACTGAGGGACCAATTCAAGAAATTAAAAAAGAATTGACAGTAAGACCACAGGTCAATAGCGACTATGGTTTCCCTCCACCACCTTTCAAAGTTTTTAGAGCAGCTAAGAATGGAGTGTGCGTTCCAAGATTCTACGGAACTGCTAAACTTGGTAAGCCTAGTCAAGACAGGCGTCCCGACCCAGTCAGAACAAAGGCAAAATTCGTCGGGCAGTTACGAGATACAACCCATCAGAACGAGGCTCTTGCTGCGGCTCTTCAGGCAGGTCATGGAGTTCTCTCACTCCCATGTGGGTATGGCAAGACCACCGTATCCTTGGCGATAGCGTGTAAGTTGGGGTATCGTACTATGATTGTTGTACATAAGCAATTTCTTGCAGATCAGTGGAGAGAGAGAATTCAACAGTTTTGCCCCGGGGCGACAATTGGAATTGTACAACAAGATAAGAAGGAGGTTGAGTGTGACTTTGTCATAGCCATGCTTCAGTCACTATCTCTAAAGGAATATTCATTTAGTGATTTTGATTCTATCGGTACTCTCATTGTTGACGAAGCCCATCATATATGTGCAAAGGTGTTTTCGCAGTCCCTATTTAAGATGTGTCCAAAGCATATATTTGGTCTTTCGGCAACTCCCGAAAGAAAAGATGGTCTCACAAAGGTCCTTCATTGGTTTATGGGTCCTACATTTTTTGCAGTGGAAAGAAAAAACCAGGAACAAGTGGAAGTGTTCCCGATAACCTACGAATCCCAAAAATATAGGAATCCACCACCGTGTACACGAAATGGAAAACTCTCTATGCCCAATATGGTCACCGAAGTGGTTGAAGACCGTGAAAGGAATAAAATGCTTGTAGAATTGGTTAAAAAGGCTTCCGCGGGTACGAGGCAATTACTTGTTCTTAGTGATAGAAGATGGCACTGTGAAATGCTCCATCAATGTTTCCCAAAGACTTCGGGTCTCTATATGGGTGGTATGAAGGAAGCCGATTTACAAGAATCCTCAAAGAAGAAGATTATTTTTGCAACTTTTAGTCAAGCACACGAAGGTCTTGATATTCCAACACTTGACACAGTTATATTGGCTTCGCCGAAATCTGATATTACCCAGAGTATTGGTCGTATTATGAGAGAAACAAAGGGAAAGAAGAACAATCCACATATATACGATATTCACGATCCGTGGTCTATCTTTACGGCTATGTATTACAAGAGAACAAAGGTGTATCGTCAAGGTGGTTTCAAGATACACGGTAAAATTGCCGAAGAAGAAAAGAAAGATGACTTCCCTCAGGGAAAGTGTCTGTTTTTATAATCTAAACAATAAATAAATGTCTGGTGCATTGATTCAACTTGTCTCAAAGGGTGTACAAGATGTTTATCTTAATAGTGAAGAGGGTCATTCATTCTTTCGTATGAAGTTTACTAGACACACAAACTTTTCACAAGCTCCAAAGTTAATTAAGACTATTACAGACCGGGACTCTACATTTATTGTTCCAGTTCTTGGTGATCTTATTAATTGTCTTTGGTTTGAGGGTCTTGATAAAAACTCAAACGTTTCATCAAATCTTTTGTTTGATTCGACTATTGATCTTTATGTTGGGGGTCAAAAAATTGATTCACAGCATTATGATTATTACGCCGACATTTGGCCAAATTATCTCGCAGATAGTCATCCAAAATCACAGGAACTTACAAATAAAACAAGTATCTCTAATAGAAACTTTCAACCACTTCACTTTTTCTTTTGTGATAATGGGGCATTCTTACCTCTTGTATCGTTAGCACATCATCAAGTTGAAGTACGAGTAAATTTTAAAAATTCAAGTCTTACCGGGTTTTCTGACGCCCAAAAACGAATGAATGTATATGGAAACTACATTTTCCTAGACAAAGAAGAGAGAGAATCACTTGTTAAGAGACCAATGGATCTAGTTATTACACAGACGCAACGTTTAGATTTTCCACTTTCAAATGTGTTTGATAATACAGTTGAAACTGGTGGATATAATGATCTAGATTTAAGTGCATTAAATCACCCTGTAAAGAGTCTATTTTTTGGGTTTTCGGCAACAAGTATTGATCCCACAAATGATCGCTTTACATTCAGAAATGCTGATATTCATATGAATGGAACACCACTTCTCGAAAATATGTCACCAACATACTTCCACACGGTACAAAACTACTATAAATCAAAATATGGGGTAACCGACTTTAGAGTTGATACAGAAGATCTTATGTATACTCGTTACTTTGCATATCATTTTGGTTTAAATGTATCAGACTACAATCCGTCCGGAACGTGTAACTTCAGTAGACTTGATAATGCAAAACTTATAATACGCGGAGCAGAAAAGGGAAACTTTAGGGTAAGTCAAAAAGATATTTATGTATTCGCCGTAAACTATAATGTACTCAGGATCAAGGATGGTTTAGCTGGAATTTTATTCGGTAACTAATGTATAAATGGGTAGAACAGCTAGGTTCGAGCAAATTTATGTGGCTAGTTTAGACGCAGAACCCGTTGAGCAGGAAACCCTTACAGGAGTCAAAAGTATTTTGACGAGCGAGATTGAGGCAAATGAAATCCGGATGGTTGCAAATGAAGATGGTGTACGTGGTCGTTTAGCTATATCAAACACTTCTCCTACAAAATCTTTTAGCGTTGGAGATAAACTTTTTATAGATGAAACAAACACAATTGTTTTTGATCTCAAAGATCGTGGACGTGCATCTCGTTTCTTTGTAGATGACCAACTTGCTATAGGTACAACAAACCCCACTAAAACTTTTCAGGTTGTCCATCCCACTACCGGAAACACTATTGTAAATATTGACGCAACTGGTCGTGATCTTATGACAGTAGCTGGAAATCTTGTGGCAACTAATGTAATTTTACAACATAATTTGTCAACACCTGGTGCAAATCTTGTAATGCGCGGAACTGCTTCCAATGTTATAAGTGTTGTAGGTGGTACAAAAACTACAAATTTGTATGTCACATCAAATGCATACATAGGTAACGCCATTTCGTTATCAAGTTATGGTTCGAATGTATTGCGAATAACTGGTAATACTTTTCAAAATGGTAGCTTCACAATCACTGGTAATGTAATAGTCACCGGTAATCTTACTGTTACGGATACTTCAACATCGATTTCCGCTCAGGAATTACGTGTATCCAATGCAGTAATTCACGCTGGATATGGTAATAACGACTTGGGTGCGGAAACTGGATTTATAATGACACCTGGTACACCTTATTCGAATGTTGCCATGGCGTTTGTAAATGGTGATAGAGGTAGAGAAATGGCATTTTTCCATACCGATAGTTACGCAGGTGATGGTATTTCTGAAATTGGAATAAATACTACAGCAGCTGTAAATGTTCATGTATACGGTGACATTTATACTTCAAATAATATTGGTGCGGGTAATATAAATCCAATATATGATCTTTGTGTAGGTTCTAATGTATTCTTTGAAGATACGGGTTCTAATGTAATGCATGCGAGTGGTAATGTGTTTGTAAACAAGTTATCCATTGGAAGTGGAGGTATTACGGTGGGGAACATTCTCACTTTAAATCCTGAAGCTGATGCACCAGTTGTCATCGGAAGTAATGTTCAAATGAACGCTTTTCGTACCACTGGCACAGCTCCATCTGGTGTATCAAATACTGCACCAACAGATACATTTGTAATAGGTGATAAAATAATCGCAAATCTGGATGCGATTAATACACTAACCGTACTTGGTAATACATACACAACAAATCTCGTAACCGAGTCTATATTTTCGTCCTCGAATCTTATTATACACGGTGACCGTTTAGGTGGAGATAGTACATCTAATGTACTCATTGTAAAAGCTGGTCCAACTACATCAAATACAAGTGCAATTGAAGTATATGGTGCGAGTACATCAAATACTCATCAAAATATTCGTTTCAAAACTAAAAATACCGAAAGACTACGAATCAATTCGGATGGTAATATAGGTATATCAACTACAAATCCAACTCAAAGACTTACAGTCGCGGGTAACGTATTTGTTATCGGTAGTAACGCGTCTGTATATGGTAATACTTGGGGTTCTAGTGGAAACATTTCAATGCGAGTATACTCAACTTCAGCGACCGGTGAAAACAAAATTGAAAATATAGTCAGTTCCGGGAAGGGTCTCAATTTTTATGCGAGTACAACGCCCACAATGGGTACACCGAAGTTGACTCTTTTGGAATCAAGTAATGTGGGTATAAATACACAAAGTCCTTTTGGGCGGCTTCATACCTCGGGTGGTACCGTGTTCATAAATGACCGGGTTGTGTATAGTAATGGGTATAGTCATTTAGGGTCTCCTCTAGTGGTCACAAATACATCTCCCATACAAAGTACTGCAGATGTTGGTACAGTACTACATTTAACAAGAGAAGGTACTACGAGTGAACATCACGGTGCTAGGGCGACATTCAAGTTAGGAAAACATATAATAGAAGCTGGGCAGTCTAATTCTAGACTCGACATTTGTATTGCGAATGTTGACTACAAAGAAGATACAACAATTATGACTCTTCTTAGTAATGGTAAGGTTGGTATTGGTCATACTCAACCAGATGCACATCTAGAAATTGCTTGTGAAGGAATTGCAGATCCAACGGGAAATGGATTGTTAGTACATAACCACGATGGTGGTGACGCTATAATCACAGCACAAACGGGTGTATCATCTGGAAATGCATTTTCATCATATATACAAACAAATGGATCTGTTTTGAGTGGATGGACTACGGGTATTTCTGGTACAAATGGCGACTTTAGAATTACAAATGACCACGAAAAAGTTTCTTCTTCCACAGAGGTGGCTGTGTTTATAGATGGTAGTACACATTTTGTTGGTATAGGTACAGATAATCCAAGAGAAGCATTAGAAGTTAATGGAAATCTCGTCATTGGAAACCAATTGTCATTTGGTGGTCTTCCAGGTTCCCAAGAATATGGGAATACATATATTATAGAGAGAAGATACAATCAATTATATCCAGCAAAGACGGAACTTTTAATATTTAAAGGTAGTGACTCTACCGCATCTGCAGATACAGGTCCGGATAGAGTACGTTACATAGCTGGTGAGCATGTTTTTCAAACATATACTTCTGTGGGTGAACAATTATACGGAGAAACTGCAATCTTAGCAGATATGGATGGTTTATTAAATAAACCATTGGTTGTGTGTGATAATCAAATTGTTGTTGTAGGTGGTACTCGTAACAACGCGCAGGATAGAGGTGTTAATACAAAACTTGTCGTCAATGGTGATATTGAATTTGATGGTGGTGGTTCATTTAAATTATCTGGTCTTGAATTTTCATCACCCGAGGGATATAATATCATAAGAAATGTATTAGCTACCGGGGGTGTTCGTCGTCCATTAACGCTTGTACACGAAGTTACCTCTGAGATTGACTTTGAGTTTGCCCGCTTTGACGCCGGTGGTAATTTGGGTCTTGGAACAGCTTCACCAAGTTCAAACTTGCACATATTTAATTCAAGTACAGGCAGTCAAAATATATTAAGACTTGAAAGTCCTGGCACTAACAAAGAAACTGGAATGCTTATTTATACAAATATCGGGGAAGGTGGATATATCAAAGGTTTTAGTAATTCTACTAATAGTACAACCGGTCTTGTAATGGGTGTTGCTACAAGTAACATATTAACAAATTGTATTCATCTCATTCAGTCAAGTAATGTAGGTATAGGTACATCCAAACCAGCTACGAAGTTGCATGTGTATAATGGTGTTCCAAGAATACAGAGTTCAACAAGTAACGCCATCGTAGAACTCACAACAACCGCTGGTACCGCGAATATTTATCTTGATAGAACTGGCAATGTCTTCATTACTCCGGTTACAGTAGCAAATAAAACTTGTATTAAAAGTGACCTCGAGATTTTGGGTGATTTAGCGGTTGATGGTGCGATTGATCTTGGTAATCAAGTAGCTATTGGTCTAGAAGGTGCGACTGCAAATACATCACTTCATGTGAATGGTGGGATAATAACAAACTCTGACCAAGTATCAAAAAAGACATACTCTAAAACCTTTGCAGTTGGACAAGGTTCCGCTTATGATGTTCAGCTCATGTTTGGTACCGGAGCATTTTATGCAAAAATTACAGCTATGCTAAGGAGAACGGATAGCTCAACTGTAGCCGATGTAAGTACTATGATTCTGGAAGTTCAAGGGGGTACGGGTGATGGAACGGCATCTACAGTCGATGTCGCAGTGGGTACAAATAACATATTTGGGGGTACAAATCCTTATCCTTGGGACCCTACAGTCACAACTGGTACGAAAGGTATAAGTATTAAACCATATAATATTGATGGTACTCGTGAATATTCATATGATATTTTGGTAGAACTTGTATCTGCGTGCAATGGTAAATTGGAAAAAATTACACGAGACGCCACACCAGCAGATCTTGATGACGTGGGTGGTTCACAAACCGTTGCGACATTCACATATTAAATAATTTTACCTAGTTGGGGAAAACCCAAAGGTAGAATTAGAATAAAACATTTTACGCCCTGATGGAATCAGAGACGGCTAAGAATAGAACGCCGACAATGAAAGCCATGACGACGTAATTACACTCGGTATCTTCGAGACCTTTTAAAACGTTGGTCTCGACCTTTGGTTCAACAACAGGTGTTACCGCAACCTGTTGTTTCTGTGGAGGTTCAAGATCCTCTAACGGACAATAACCTATCATTATTATACTTTACTTAGAGATTAATTTCGGTCTTCTTCTTCTTGCGACCCCGTTTTGACTTTGAGGAATCCACATTAACTTCCTTGACTTCACCTCCAGTGGATTCTCCTGAAATTGATACAATATCGGACATGTCATCATCATCATCTTCACTTACTGGAATTGATGTATTCATTGGTGGTGGTGGTGGCATCATAATACCACCCATCATACTGGAAATGTCAATACCGGGTCCTTGCATTTCATATTGACCAGTTCCACCAACTGGAGCTGGATTATTACCCGGTGATCTTGTTGTATTTTGAACAGCAGCCATCATATTCTTGACAAGATCTGGGTTTTGTTTAAGTACATCGTTCATGTTTGGGAGTGCAGTTTTGAACATACTATTTGTCAAGTGGAACATCATAGCTGAACCACCCAACATCATAATAAGTTTGACTTCGGGGGCTACACTGACCTTTGAACGATACTTTACATATAGTTCTTCAAATACACCATCATAGTCATCTACATTTTCCATAACTGATTCTGACCAACCCTCAAGTTGAATCTCGAATGGGTTGTATCTCTTGTTAAGGAATTCAAGTCCAGTGACACAGGCTACCAACATACGCCTAGAAAAGCGAAGAGATTGGTCGACATCTATACTGTATGTGATTCTCTTTACTTCGGTGCGGAGTTCATCTACGTTTGAATACGCATTAAGTCGTTTGTTTACAGCAAACCCCTTCTTCTCAAGGCGTCCCAACTTATTTATCAAATCTGCCTTTTCTTCGTCAATAGAACTATACCCCTTGGAAGGTTTTTCTTCTTGAAAGTCTTGTCCATCGTCACCATCGTCAAAGAACATTGGTTCGTCTTCACCATAATCAATTTCTTCATCTTGTTGTGGGCGACTTGGCGCCGATTGTTTGTTTGGATTTACAAAAGCATCCATGGCTTCTTGGTGTTGTTGTGGTTTGTATGAGCTTTGTTGCACAGGGCGGCGAACAGGTTGGGGACGAGAAGTTGAAATTTCAATTTCATCCATCAGGGCCTGTTCATCAGCATCCAATTTCATCACAGTGGTATTCCCTCTATCAATGATAATTTCTTCGTCCATCTACTCTCTAATAGGAAAGTATTCAATTACCTTTAACGCACTTTAGAAAAAATTATATATGTACATTATAAATGCTCAGCCTTAACCGTGCCAACCGAAATGCTATCACTACCATCGTTGCTTTGATTGCCTTGATCTTTGTGCTTGGTATGTTTAACAACACCAGTAAGTACCAACCCAGACCAATTACCATTGTCGCTATCAATGAAAAGTCGATCTTCGACCTCGAAAACCGTATTGAATGTGCACCCGGACATACCAGTGAGGGTAGTGTCTACACCAAAAGTTTGACCCCAGGTGGTCTTTGTGGTGCTGGAAAGTTTGTTGCTGAACAAGCAGGTTACAGTATCGCGGATGGAATTGGTGGAACTTTAATCTAAACTAATACTAAATGGCTTTGGTTACTTCGATCCAAACTATTCCAGACCTCGACTATGAGTATCATACAATAACTGTTGATTCAATTGGTCAAGACAGTGCCAATACTTTCACTTGCCATCTTCAACAACCCCTCCGTAATGTGGTCCAGGCTAGACTTCTTGCCGCTCACATTGAATCGAATGTTGTTACTGAGCATTGCTATGTGTCGGTAGAAGAATTGGATTCTATCTTCAGTGATAGAGCTTCAAATGTTCTCACTGGACAGGCAGAAATGAGTATACTCAGAGGATCATTTGCGAGCATCGTAAGCGATGGGAATGATCTCATTGTATTCAAGGATAACTATCCAATTGTAACACAATATATCAATCCAATTCGACGTATTGACCGTCTTAGTGTTACCATTAGAGATCAAGATGGTAATACAATTAGAAATCCAGTCGTAGCTGGAAAGAATTTCTTAGTTTTTAGATTTGTGTGTAGAAAGCCAAACTTGTAATTTTCTCTACCTAAAGTAGTATAACATGTCTTCTGGCATTATTCAACTTGTAGCTATTGGTGCTCAGGATGAGTATATTACAGGCAATCCAGAGATATCGTTCTTTAATTCGTCCTTTAAAAGACATTCCAATTTTTCACAATCCATTGAGAAACAAACAATTTATGGAAGTGTGAAAAATAATTCTTTATCAACAGTCCGTGTTGCGCGAGGTGGTGACCTTTTGGGCTATACATATTTAACCGCAGATGACAATACACAATGTATTGACATTGAAGACTGGACTGAGTTTATTGAAAGTGTTCAATTGGTTATAGGTGGTCAAGTTATCGATGAACAAGATTCAATTTTTAGTGAGACTGTCGCCATAGATACATTCGCTCAAAATGTTTCTAAAAGTTCTAACGGTTCCCACCCAGGATTAAGTTCAAGATCGTATTTTTACCCTCTTCGTTTCTTTTTCTGTGAAAATCTACAATCAGCTCTTCCACTTGTAGCTCTTCAATACCACGACATTGAATTAAGAATTCGGTGGGGTTCTAGAGCGGAAGAATATAATTGGAATATGTATTCTAATTATTATTACATCGATAATGAAGAGAGAGGTAACATTGCATCAAGAAAAAATGACATGCTTATTTTTCAAGTTCAGAAAAATATCGCATCAAATGAACTTGTACAAGAATTGACTTTTAATCATCCAGTGAAATATATTGCAAGTTCAAATACATCATCTGAAAGTGCGCTCACAGCGGTAACAAATCGTATTAAATTTGACATAAATGGTGTGGATATGTGCGAGTATCGGTGGGCAAAAACACATTTTGTAGATATTTCACATTACTATCACACAAACTTTGTGACTTCACCCGACATATTCTTATATCCATTTTGCGCAACATCAAGTTTACATCAACCAACTGGTTCTCTAAACTTTAGTCGTATAACATCCGCAAAAATATATAGCGAGACTTTACCAATTGTAAATCCAATTTATGCCGTAAATTATAACATTCTCAGGATAGAAAATGGTATGGCAGGGTTGCTTTATGCAAATTAAAATACAATAATATACTAAATGGTAAAGAATATTAATACCTTACATCTCACGGAGAAGATAAGACTTGGTAGATATACTTCAGAAACACAACCAGAAAATACAATCATCTTAAATGCGAGTAAAACCCAAATACCGCAGCCATCCGCTAATGGATTTTATGCATCGCCAATTCGTTATGAGAAATCAATGAATGTGCTTATGTATAACCCAGAAAGTAAAGAGATTGTTTTTGGAGACAAGTTATCTTTAGAAAGTATCACCGAATCAACACCTTCGTCAAATGTAAAAACAAGCTTCAAACATCTCGAAGTTGAACAATTAGATGTTATAAATGTAACATCAATTAATAAGTATTACATAGAAAATCCAGAATTTGTCATAGGCAAAACTGATTGTGATACTCGCGAGAGTCCATCTATAAAAATGATACACGGGAAAGATACTGTATCGATTGATTATGACGGAAGTTTGAATTTTAGTTCAGAAAAGCCACTTCGTGTCACGATAGACGGTTCACTTGATACCACAGATATAAATGTGGATACGTGCACATCAAAAGTATATCACGGAGATGGTGGGTTATTATCAAACTTGTCTTATGAACAACTTGGATATAGATTACCAGAACTCCACATCTCAAAAGATGTATACGCGTGTAAATATCACGGGGATGGTAGTCTATTAACGGGTATTCAATTGGACCAAATAAGCAACACCACAACGGGTACATTGACAATGAATGCAGCCGTAATTAATGGAGGTACTTTCATTGGTAAAGAGTTATATGTAAATGGTGTGATACAATCTGAAAAAACTATTTATGGTCGAGATTTTGTGGGTGATGGAAGAAAATTGTATGGATTAGCACAAAAAACCGATTTGATTTCGAATGTATCTAGAATTGAAACACTTGAAAGCTTGAAACCCGAGATTGATAAGATTAAAACAATTGAAAATGAAATTCCAAAAGTATATGTTTTGGAAAAATCTATACAAGATGTTGAAGTGAGAGTATCTGAAACTGAAAAACTTGAATCAAGATTTTCAAAACTTGAATATATCCCAGAAATCATAGATAAACATACGGTTAATATTTCGTCATTGTCAAAAAAAGCAGATGTTTTAGAAAGTTTCGTTCCAACTATAAAAAAATCAAATTCAGAGTTGAATGGTATAATACCAATTGTAGAGTCTACAGAAAAAAGAATAACAAATGCGGAAAAAATATACCCACGGGTAGATACATTGGAAAATAAAGTAAAAAATGTTGAGACGTACTTACCAATCGTGAGTAACTTGGAAACGTACGTTCCACGTATTGAAAAAGTTGAACTTCTCGTACCAGCAGTAAATCATTTAAATACTTTCATCCCAAAAATCAAAAGCATTGAACCAATTGTTGGAAAATTACAAACATATATGCCCAAAGTGGATACTTTAGAACAACAAATACCAAGATTTGAGCCACTCGAAGAAATGGTATCTAATGTATATTCAAGCGAAAAGGACATTAAATATATCAAAACACAAATTACATCAGTTGTGGGTAGAGTCGAAAATATTGAGGCAATACCAATAAGCACACTTCAAAGTGTAACTGAACAACAAAGTAATACAGTGGTATCCACACAGTTTGAAAATCCAGGTGTTTCACTGAGTACTATAGGTAATATAGGAGTAGGTACAAGTGAGGCATCTTCACGAATTACAATTTTTAGTGAACCGAGGATTGTATCTACACTAGGAGAAGTTGATGCAATTAAAATTAATGAACTTGCACAAATTAATGCATATACCAAATCAAATAATGGGACTTCTTCTGGACGACCAGGTGGTATTGTATTCAAAACAAGAAGACCAAGTGGTTCTTTACAAGAAAGTATGACTATTGATGGAAATGGTTGTGTCACTATTGGTTCGGCTACTTCACATCCATCAGCTGCATTATCCATAGACTCTAAAACTCGTGGTTTATTGGTACCGCGTATGACATTTGAAGAATTAAATTTAATACGAAAACCTGAGCCAGGGCTTATTGTATATGATACAGAAAATGACACATTCTGGGGATACAAATTAAGTGGTTGGACAAAATTTTGTTAAAATAAAATCATCCATTATATAAATGGGAAAGAACTTGAATACCATTGAAAGATCCGAAAGGATACGAATTGGTAAAAACGTTCCAGACGAACAAGACATAAATACCATTGTGATTAATGCGTCTAATACTGTTCTTTCTGCGCCACAATCTGGGTTATATGTTGCACCAATTAGGTGTGATACAAGTGTCGTCTCAAACACACTTGTATATAATACAGTAACTAAAGAGATTGTAGATTCCGCTGAAACTTTGTTTAGATCGTTAGATGATGTGATATCTGTAAGTAATATTGCATCATATACAGTAGAGTTTCAAAATACAGATACAAGTTTCATAACATATGGTCCAGTTGGTATATCAAATACAAATCCGATACATACACTTGATGTTGGTTCTAAATTTTTTGTTGATGATAATTCAACAAATGTTATGCATATTACAGGTAATGTTTTCATATCCGATACATTATTAGTAGTAGGAAATCTTGAAGTATTGGGAGATACTACACTCATTACACAACAAAATTTACGTATAGATGACTCAATTGTTGAACTCGGAAAAAATAACTATGATTCAAATGCTGGGTTTGATTTGGGATTTGTAATGACACGTTCGACAGCCGTGTCAAATGTTGGTATTGGATACAGAGAAGCTCAAGATGAATTTTTTATTGGATATACGAATTCTAGTGCATACGAACACTATTTAACACCAAATAGCGATAATAATGTTAATGTTCATGTCTATGGAAACGTAACAGCTGTGTCATTCTTTGGTGATGGTACGACACTTGATGGAGTTGCACTCACTACAGACTTAGTTTCAAATGTTGAAAGAATTGCTACGCTAGAGACGGATCTTACCTCAAATGTGGTTCGAATTGGGACACTAGAAACTGACCTAGCCTCAAATAACGTAAGAGTTAGTACGTTAGAGACAGATCTTGCGTCGAATGTAGCGCGAATTGGGACACTAGAAACCGATCTAGCCTCAAATAACACAAGAGTTAGTACGCTAGAGACGGATCTTACCTCAAATGTGGTTCGAATTGGGACACTAGAAACCGATCTAGCCTCAAATAACGTAAGAGTTAGTACACTGGAGACAGATCTTGCGTCGAATGTAGTGCGTATTGGAACATTGGAAACTGATCTAGCCTCAAATAACACAAGAGTTAGTACACTGGAGACAGATCTTACCTCAAATGTGGTTCGAATTGGGACACTAGAAACCGATCTAGCCTCAAATAACACAAGAGTTAGTACACTGGAGACAGATCTTGCGTCGAATGCAGCGCGTATTGGGACATTGGAAATAGATTTGACTTCAAATGTATCAAGAATTGGTATTTTAGAAACTGACTTGGCATCAAATGCATCAAGAGTTGGTGTATTGGAGACAGATCTTACATCCAATGTTGTGAGAATTGGAACTCTTGAAAGTCAGATGTTAACAAAGGCACCTATAAATAATCCAGTGTTTACGGGTATAGTTACAGGTGACGGCGGAAACCTCTCAAATATAACACTTGAACAAGTAACATCTTATGGAAATACAACATCCAATACAATATACTTTACAAATGTTAATACCGCGATAGTTACCGAAGGTGACGTAGGTATAGGAACAATTACACCCGATAAAAAACTACATGTCGCCGGTGATATTCTCGCAGATGCAGATGTATACGCTGTACGTTATTATGGGGATGGTGGTTTGTTATCTAATACATCAGGTGCTCCAAATTTACAACTTGTAACAGAACAAGGTGCAACTACAGATATCACAACAGAATTTACAAATGTTGTTACTGGTATTATTACTACATCAAATATAGTAATTGGTGGAAATATAACAGCCGCACAAAGCATTTATATAACGGGTAATATATTTGCTTATCAAGATGTAGAAATATCAAACAAACTAAGAGTATTTGATGATGTGGATATTTCCGGGCGTTTAGATATATTAGGATTTAATCAAGTATTTGGTAACATATATTGTTACAAAGACATAAATGTGAGTGGTAACACGTATGCAACTGGAAATGTTAATATTACTAATAATTTGAACGTGACAAATAATGCGTATATAAACAGTGATCTTCTTGTGAGTGGAAATGTAAATGTGATTGATCAAATTAACATATCCGGAAACGTTCAAGCAAATAAAGACTTGAATGTGTTAGGAAACACATATGTCACTGGTAATATAGTAGCTTCAAAAGAACTTCTGGTAAGTGGGAATGTGAATGTGACAACCAAACTTACGGTTATGGATAACGTATACGCCAATAAAGATCTTATTGTCGTAGGTAATGTCATAACAACTGGTAATGTAAATGTTACAAATAGTTTAAATGCAACTGGTAATATATACGCTAATAAGAGTCTTATTGTGATTGGTAATGTACATACGACAGGAAATGTAAATGTTACAAATAGTTTAAATGCAACTGGTAATATATACGCTAATAAGAGTCTTATTGTGACTGGTAATGTAGTCGCAAATGGTAATATATACGCTAATAAGAGTCTTATTGTGACTGGTAATGTAGTCGCAAATGGTAACATATACGCCAATAAGAGTCTTATTGTAACTGGTAATGTAGTCGCAAATGGTAACATATACGCCAATAAGAGTCTTATTGTAACTGGTAATGTACTCACAACTGGTAATACCAGTATCTCGGGTGTACTAAATCTTACAAATGCAACAACCGCGCTCAAGACAAATCTTACGTCAAATGTTCACGTAAAATTGGATCAGTTATCAAATGTCGTCATAGGGACAAAGGCACTCGCCAACCAAGATATGCTTGTGTATGATGGTTCAAACTGGACGAACCAACTTCAAAATCACACATTCTTATCCGCAAAGGCTAATGTCGCATTAAGTAAAGGTGAAGTTGTGTATGCGACTGGCGCGGTCGGTAACGATACATTTGTGGTTGATAAAGCGGATGCTCGCTATCCCACGAAAATGCCTGCACTTGGTGTTGTGTACCAGGATTTAGCTCAAAATGGACAGGGTCTGATTGTTACATTTGGGCGTGCTGATGGTATCCCAATTCCTGGTGCTATAGAAGGTGAAACGGTCTATGTGAGTAATACAGTACCTGGGGGTCTCTCAAATGTTGCCCCTACAGGTATATATAATGGAGCTCCCAACCTTATCCAAAATATAGGTATTGTGGTTAAACCTCACGCATCACAAGGTGTTGTGTCTATAACTGGTGTTGGTCGTGTAAACGCTATCCCAAATGCGAATGTCATCACAAGCACACCTGCGTATGTATACACAGATGGTTCATTGGGTAGAAATACTATGAACAAGATTGATCCAGTGAATCTTCTCACAAAACTTCAAACCCTTGCACAGGTTGTCAATACTGGGAACACAGTGTCAAACACAATTAATGTAACAGGTCTCACAACAACTGGAAATGTAAATATTGGAAGTAACGTTTCAGTGACAGGTCTCGCAGATCCAAACAATAAGTATTTACCGATGGTAGACACCAATGGTTATTTTGTGAGGTCGCCTGTATATGTCTCAAACGAGGGTAAATATATTATATCTGCATCCGACGCGGAATTTTTGGGTAACATTACTCTCAGTGGTAACACAACTATCATTTCTTCTACAAGTGTGACAATTGAAGATAGAATTTTTGGCGTGGGTGCAAACAATAGTGCTACGGGTTTGGATAGTGGTTTTATGATAGAACACCAAGATCTTGGTGTATTTTCCAATCTTGCTCTAATACATCATGCAGATGATCATAGATTCTCAATTGGATATACACAAAATTCATTCACAGATGACCACATTTTACACCACCAACACGATGATGGTACTATACTTTTAATAGATTTAATTGGAAATGTTCTTGCTCAAAACAATATAACAGTATACGAAAATGCATTCGTTGGTAATAAGGTCGGTATTAAAACAACGGTTCCGGGGTATGACTTGGATGTTAGAGGAACTGCAAATGTTGGAACTCTTACTGCAATAACCGGTGCATTTAGCGGAGCTGTAAGCGGGACAACTGGTACTTTTACTAGTGATGTAAGCGGAGTCGCTGGTGCATTTAGTGGAGCCGTAAGTGGGACAACTGGTACTTTTAGTGGAGCCGTGAGTGGGACAACTGGTACTTTTAGTGGAGCCGTGAGTGGGACAACTGGTACTTTTAGCAGTGCCGTAAGTGGGACAACTGGTACTTTTACTAGCGACGTAAGCGGAGTCGCTGGTACTTTTAGTGGTGCCGTAAGTGGGACAACTGGTACTTTTAGTGGTGCCGTAAGTGGGACAACTGGTACTTTTAGTGGTGCCGTAAGTGGGACAACTGGTACTTTTACTAGTGATGTAAGTGGTGTCGCCGGTGCATTTAGCGGTGCCGTAAGTGGGACAACTGGTACTTTTAGTGGAGCTGTAGGTGGGACAGTGGCTACATTTGATAGTCTAACTGTCGATACTAACACACTTCATGTAAATTCGACATCAAGTAATGTTGGCATTGGTAAGTTAGATCCAGGATTTTCACTTGACATCGTTGGTGACGTTAACTTTTCAGGATCTCTTTATCAGGGGGGGTCTCTGTTTATAAGCACTCCATGGACTATAGACGGTAATGATCTCGAATATACAGCTGGTAATATTGGCATCGGAACGAACGCACCAGCTACAAAGCTTCATGTCCACGGTGGTACTATTATAAACTCGGATCAGGTTGCCAAAAAGACATATAGTTTTTCGGGCAATCTCACGAATGGACAATTAATTGCAGACTCTACAATCAAGATTACATTTAGTAACCACGTCTTTTACGCTAAGATTGTAGCACATCTTGTACAGGGAACGGGTGAAAATGTGAGTGTACTTTCTTTAGAATGTGGTGGTGGTAAATGGGACGGGACCACACCTTCTAATAATATATCATTAGGTCCTCAGGCTATATTTGGTAGTTCAAGTACAAATCCATGGAATTCGGAACTTACAACTACGGGTACGACTGTATCATTTGCACCAACATCTGATATGGGTGCAGATGGATATTACAATATTTTTATCGAGTATATTTCACAGTCTGCAAGTGGCGTAGTATCTACAATTACAGAAGGTTCAACAGTTGTGGTGACATTTACATATTAGTTTATTTAAAGTGAAATTTTCTTTAAAAAAAGTATATCATAATATTAACAGATGGTGACAACGGATATACAAACCTTTTATGGTAAAGTTATAGTCTCGTCAAATCTCAGTGTGAACTCTAATACAGTTCACGTTGATTCAACATCCGGTCGAGTTGGTATTGGAAAGACAAATCCTGCATACTCTCTAGATATTGCGGGTATTGTAAATACTACAAATATATTCCAAGGTGGTGAAGTATATGAAAATGATCCATGGCTAAATACAGATAGCAATCTATATTATATAACTGATAACGTTGGAATTATATCGAGTAATCCACAAAAGCAATTAGAAGTTGCCGGAACATTACGATTTTCAAATGTATCAAATAGTGTAAATGATATACATACATACACAACTTACATCAATACGACAACCCAATATTCATCCGCATCGGGGGGTGAGTTTGGTAAGAGTATTGCCGTATCTGATGATGGATACACAATGATAGTGGGTGCACCCGGATATCAAAATAGTATAGGATGTGCGGATATATACACTAAGTCTGGAAGCACGTGGAGTCAACAAGCGCGATTGACGTATTCACTTCAGGCTAGGGGTGATGAGTTTGGTTGGA